GTTTGATCGCACTGTCATAGAGCCAGTGGATGAATCCGGCGAACTGGTTGATCTCGACGCCTACGTTGGCGACGAGGGGTTTGATGACGTTGTTGTACAGCCAGTTGCACACCCAGCCGATAGCGTCGCCTACAGGCTTGATCGCGTTGTCATAGAGCCAGTGGAACGAGGAAGCCATCTGGCCTAGCGAGGCCTGAATAGCGGCGACGATGGGCACGATGATGGTGTCGTGAATCCAATGGAACACTGCGCCGATGGCGTCGCCGACTGGTTTGATGGCGCTGTCGTAGAGCCAGTGGAAGACGTTGGCGAAGGCTTGAATCTCAAACTTGATTCCGGCTACCAGCCACGAGCACAGGGTGGCAATGGCGTTGAAAATCGGGTGGATAACCGTGTCGTACAGCCAAGTGAATACTGGCGCCAGGACATATTTGAACAGAAGTACCAGCGGGGTTACCAGAATCGTGTACACGACGGCGGCCAGAATTCGGACCGCGATACTGATCACGTTAAAGATCGGTTCGAGGACCGTGTTCCAGAGCCACACGAACGCTGCGCCTACGGCCTTGGCTGCGTCGATTACTGCGTTGAACGCTACCGCGAATGCGTGGCCTACGGCTTGCGCCGCTGACAAGATCGCGTCAAAGGCGGTCTCGAACGCGTGGCCTACGGCTTGCGCCGCGGTTCCGATTGCTCCGAATACTGGTTTGAGGACACCTTCCCACACCGCTTGGGCGGCTTCGGCTATCGCGTGCCACACTGTGCTCCAGTGCGTTACTAGTTCGTAGATGCCGTAACCTAGAGCCGCAATAGCGGCGATGACGGCGGCGATCACTGCCACGATAATCCAGAGGGGCGCCTCTATAACCGTTAGCGGGATAGCTACGGCTGTGGTCGCGGCTGAGAGCGCCCACATGCCAATCGTCGCGATGCCAATAGCCAAGGTGAGGGCACCGAAACCCGCAATCAAGAGAACCGTTAGCGTCTGATGTTTAGACATCCAATTGGCGACTGTGGCAAAGACGTCCGCGAGCTTTGTCATGAACGGGAGCAGGGCAGTTCCGATAGAAATTCCCAGCGCACCCATTGCGGACTTAGCTTCGGACATCTTCTGGTTGAAGGTGCCTTGGATATCGGCCCAGCCCTTGGTGTTGTTGCCGGCCTCGGTGGTGGCCTTGCTGACGTCGGCGATGTTCTGCTTGGTCTTCTCGGCGTTCTCTCCCGTGAGCATCAGCGCGACGTTCATAGACGTCGAGTTGCCGGTCGCTTTCGCGAGGGCCTGTGTGTACGTCTGTGACGCGTTGCCGCCGGTCTTCAGCGCATCGGAGAAACCGTTGGCGCTGTTGGTCATGGTCTGCCACTGCGTCAACATCGCGACCTGGTCGGCGGGCAGCGCTTTAAGATCGGTCCGCCAGTCCTTCAGGGATATAGAACCGTTCTGGAACCCCTTGGCCAAGTCCTGCAACTTGGGCGGCAGGTTGGAGAACATTGTGGCAGCGTCGGCCGCGGCCTGCTTAGACTGGTTGAAAGCGTTGAGGAGGGTTGTTCCCGCCGGCCCCATCTTCTGCAAGATGGCCGTCGAGACTTCCTCCATAGTTCCTTGAACGCCGGTCTTTCCCAGGTTTTTGGATAGGTCCGCCGCGTTGAGGCCCAGGGCGGCCAGTTCCTTTGTAGCCGCAAGTGTTGGGTTGGCTAGCGAGCGGATAGCGTTCGCGAGGTTCTGTGACGCCTGGTCGGCGGAAACACCGTGGAGGGTCATCGACGACAGGTCGCCGAGAATCTCGCTCATGCTTATCCCGACCTGGGAAGCAACAGGGAGCACCGAATGCAGTGACCCCGTTAGGTCCTGGAACGTCGTCTTGCCGTCGGACACGGCTGTGATTAGCTTCGAGGTGACTAAGGCAGCGTCGCCAGCTCCCAGGTGGTAGTCCTGCATGGCAGACGTCACCGCATCGGTAACCGTGGCCAGGTCGGCGTTTTCTTCCTTTGCGCCCTGGGCGGCTGCTTTCATGACGTTCAGCGCGTCGGCTCCGTGGAAGCCGGCAGACTCGACTTTGTACATTCCTACGGATAGGTCTTGGGCTGAAATACCAACTGCGCCAGACATTTGCAGGATGCCATCAGAAACGAGCTTTAGGTTGCTCTGAACTTCGCCGGCCGTGGTGACCAGGCGCTCCTGTGAGGACTGGAAATCGGCTGCGGCGCTGACCGCGTGCACACCCATGTCGATGACGATTGCCGCACCGATGACGGCGCCGAGCTTGGCGTATCCGCTCGACAGTTTCCCCACTCCGGGGACGAGTGAATTTACCGTGTTGCTGAGCTTGGTCGAGGCAGCTTCGGCCTCGGCGGTTTTGAGCGTGCCGGCCTCTTCGGCCTTGGCCACGTCGTTCCTTGCGGTGACGTAGCTGGCCTGCGCAGTGGTGTGGGTCTTGGTGGCCGCCGTTGCCGCGTCTGCGGACAAGGCAGATTTCGTTTCTGCGTCTGCTAGCCGCGCCTCGGCGGCGACGACCTGAGATGAGTCGGCGGCGTACTTCGAGCGCGCTTCGGCCAACTTCGCTTCTGCGACGCCGACCTGATTAGCGGACGCCTCGGCTTTTGCGTTGGCGGCCTGCATCTTTAGCGCAGAGTCGGTGACGGCGGCTTCGGCCGCTTTGAGCTCGGAAGCGAGTTGCTTGGCGAGGTTCCCCGTCATGTTCTTGGCGAGGATGGCGTTCGCCTCTGCGCCGGAGATCTGGGCGCTTTCAACGATGCTCGCGCGGATAGTCGCGCTGGCTTCGGCTGCGCCAGCCTTGGCGCCGTCGGCTATGCCCTTGCTGATTTCGGCGCCGGCTTGGGTGCCGGCTGCGGTAGCTTGTGGGACAACTTCGTCACGGATGGCCGCGGCGCCGCCGACGAATTTGGGGAGGATTTCAACCCACAAGCTACCTGCCGAGCTCATCGCAACCCCTTTACTGGTCTTCCGCGGGCGCGGTGGCGCCGGACATCATGGCCATGAGTCCGTCATGGACGGTGTTCATGACCTCTTGTTGCTCTTGCTGTTCCTCGCCGTCGTTGGGGCGGGGTAATGGCTTGGGGGTCCATGAGCTGTCTTCGCCCTGCGCTTCGCGGCGCATGAAGGCAACGTGATCGACGAGAAGGGCGAGCATGTGCTGTGTTTCAGTCCAGCGGTCGCCGGTATAGCGGGCGCGGAAGTAGGCGGATTCCTCGGGAAGCGTTTCGACGAAGACCAAAAGGCGGCGCGACGAGAGGTCTTCGCGCCACCAGTCGCCTATGTCGATTCCGTGGAACCGTTGGAGATCAGACTCGATCTCCTCGGGATACCAACGGAGAAGCTGTATTACTTGCTCTGTTTTGGGCCGCGGTTCTCGATCTCCTCAGACAGGAGCTTCCACGCGAGCATGACGTCATTCGAGTTACCACCGCCGGCAATAAGCCGGTCGTGCTCGTCGGCGCCGAGGACCGCGCGCGCGGTGGCGATGACGTCCTCGTCGGCCAGGTTCGACTGAACCTCGTCGCTTACCAGCATGGGGTTCGGGACAACGACAACTTCGCCGTTGGTGAGCTCTAGCTCAATGCCGGGCTCCATCTGCAGGGCCTCTAGAGCCTGGTCGCGCATTTCGGACAGCTTCATCCTGCGGCGATTTGGTTTCGTCATGACGGTTCTCTTTCTGTGACGGTTAGTGTTGGTGCGTAGTCACGCAGAATTTCGAGAGCAAACGACACCAGGTCTTCAGTGCGCTGCCCTGCCGGTTGCGTAGTAACCCAGAGCTCTAGGTTCTCGGGGCGGTTATCCTCCCGGACACCGTTTTTATGGTGAACATTCTCGTTATCACGGAGGGGACGACCTAGTTCTAACTCCATCACCTTGCGATGTTGTAAGACACGGTCTCCACCGACGGTTAACTGCACATACCCGTCGCGGTTCACGTGACCTACACGCTTTGGTGGAAGCGTCCCGTGGCGATGTGCTCGCCGATAGTGGTATGAGCACAACCCGCGCGCGTGGTTCGGTCGCGCGCATTCCGAGCAAGACTTGATTGATAGCTTGCCCGAATTAAACTCTTTCATATAGTGCTGGGCACACAACCCTCGGCCGTGTGCGTGGCCGTCGCAGCCCTCGATAGTGCAGGGCCTAGGAGATACACCGCCGGAGGCTCTGAGGGCCGCATAATGATTCTGGCAAAGCCCTCTAGCCAGGGGGCGGTTCAGACAGCCGACCGCGGAACACTGAGTCAAGTTTGCTTCCTCGCAAATTAAAGGCCCGTCACGGGGTGGCCACCCCCACGGGCTCTCCCGCGCTGCGAGGCAAGCGAGAGCTGACTTGACGGTGTTTGGGTGAGAACAGGCCCCCGAGTAACCGTCGAACTCGGGGGCCTGTTGGTATTTAGTTAGATCAGGTCGGGGTGCCGACGCCGGTCGCGGCGGGGCCGCTGCCGTTGCTGTTGGCGGCAACTACCGAGACGTTGTACGGCTGACCCGTGGTCAGGCCGGTCACGCTCTTGGTGGTGGTACCAGCGGCTACCGCGAACGGTGAGCCGGCCGCGGCGGAACCGTCGCTGACCTTGTTCACGGTGACCGTGTAGCCGGACAGCGCGGGGGCGCCCGACGGCACCGTCGCCGCGGTCCAGGACACGCCCAGCGTGGTGGCGGACGGGGTGATGACCAGAGGAGCGACACCCGAGGGGATGCCGCGCGAGCGCCAGCCAGGGCCTTCGCGGTAGGTCTCGACGGTGAAGCCGGAGACCGCGTCGGGGTAGGCCTGGAAAGTCAGCGGGACCTGAATTTCAGTCTTGGCTTGCCATGCCTGCTTGTCGGGCTTGATCATGAGGCACCGCGGGTACAGCTTGGCCACGAACTCATACGAGCCGGCCGCACCGTCGACGCCGAGGAACAGCACCGAGCGGTAGACGATCTGCGGGACCTTCGGCTTGGCGATCTTGTATCCAGACGCGCCGAGCGAGCCGGCCGCGGACAGCGGGAGGCTGTTGTACAGGACGTCGGTCAGCGGGCTCGACTGCAGCGCGGTGACCATGGCCTGCTCGGTGTCGGCGGTGACGTCGGCGCGGAGCGCCTGGCGTGACTGCCAGGTGGTGGTGTCGGCGACCGAGTAGGTCGGCGTGAACTGCACGCCGTTCTCGTCGAGGTAGCCGAGGTCGGTCCACCCGTCGCTCGTGAGCAGGGTGGACGTGAGCAAGCCCGTGGTCGAGTCAAAAGGGGAATAGGTGGCGAAGGCGTTGCTGGCGCTGTAGTCCTGGATTAGGACCGAGCCGTAAAGCGCCTTGCGAACCAGTTCGGGGCGCCCGTTGAACAGGCTATCCCAGGTAGTACCGGTCATTAAAAAGTCTCCTATGTGGATTGCGCGGAAATACGCGAGTCGATTTGGTAGCTGCTCACGTAGCGCTGCACGTTTTCGTCCTGGTAGTTGACCCACATAGGGCCAGTGACGGTTTCGACCAGGTCAATAAGAACGCCGTTAACGGCGGTGTGTCGTAGGTGCATCATTGAGTTGTGCACTGCGCGCGCCGCGTCAGAAGCGGCGTCGCGGGTGGCCGCGATGACGTCGAGGTCGACGATGGCAGAATCTGTGATGTAGTTGTCGCCGCCCCCCACGCGGGTAACTTGCACGAAGGGCAGGAGCGAAGTCAGGTCGTTCGGCGTCTCGACGCGGACAGCTTGTATGCCCGGTACCGTTGCCAGGTAGGCCACGAGAACGGCCTCAACGTTGGCGTACATCACTTACCGCCGTTTCGTAGTGAGGCTTTCCTCGCGCGGTTGGCGCGGTTCAGCGCACGCTTACGGGCTGAGGTCGCGTTGACGGCGTCGTATTGTTCGATGCTGGCGTAGGCTGAGGGCTCCCGCGAAGCGCCGGTAACGGCGTCGAGGGCGCGGCGAAGAACGGCGAACTTCGGCATTTTCTTGGTGCCGTATTCGACCCACCATGCTTTTTTGCTCGTCGAGCCGATTCGGAATGACATGCGCGACTGGCTGATATGCTTCTCGACGTAGAGCGACTCGTGGTACTCGCCGGAGTCCTTGTCTTTCTTCGGGTCGCCGACTGGCGCGATACTCTGCGCTTTCTGGTAGGCCTGTTTCGCCATTTCCTCAAGCGCGACGGAGAGAAGCGGGTCGGTCATGAGGTAGGCGCGGACGCCGATTAGATCCGGCGTGTATTCGCTAGCCATTGGCCCGCCTTAGCCAGATCTCGGTGTGGTCGGTCACCCCTGTGACGGGGTCTGGCCACTCATGCGGGTCGCCGACGATCTCGTATACGAGTCCATCGATACGCACAGCATCGGTAGCTGTGAGACCGGTTCCGGCCGGCGCGAACAACTTCCACGCAGACTGAGTAAGGTCCACGTTGCCTAGGTCTTCCTTTGGCTTCGCTAGGGGCTGGAATGAGCACCCGGGAATGTCGAAGGTGGTTTCGACGCGGGCGGGCACACCGAGTTTGTCTGGCGTGCCCTCGGTGCGCCTGATTCCCGTGACGGTTTTGACGCCGAAGGGGATCATTAGCTCACCTCAACGAGGGAGTACTTACCCAGGATGGCTAGTTCTGTATCCTTTAGGCCGTCGGTCCCGCGGGTTCCGCTGAATCGCATTTGAATTCCGCCCGTGACCATTGACTGGGCGTCGTAAGGGTTAGCGACCTGTCTGGCGGCTAGTCTGACGCACAAGCCCGCGAGGTCGTTGGGGATCGTGGCGTATCCGTGGTCGTAGGTGACCCGGATCGTGTCGAGCTGCCACGGCCAGTAGGGCGCGCGCGCAATCAGGTAGACCTGTCCGCGCTTCCCGTTCCATCTGTAGTAGCTCGGATCGAGGGTCTGCCAGACGTTAGACCCGTCGAGATACTCCACGGTCGACACGCCAGTAACGGGTAGCTCGGGCAGATAGACTGAACCCGTGTCGAACGGATCGACGGTGACCGTTTCGGCAGCGACAGGGAAAAGGTTTTGGTGAGTCCAGCTCTGGATATCCGCGGTGGCCTGGTTGAGAACTTGTTGCGCGCGGTCGACGTTCACGGCGGTGCCGCCAGAGCCGAGCAGGTAATTGTTCAGGTCGTCCGGCGTGGCGAACGAAACGGCGGTGACCGCCACGGCGGGGCTCCCTTACTTCGTGTCGACGGCGGCCGGGTCGACGACCTTCGCGGTAACGCTGATGGCGTCGGGGGTTTCGGTGTCGCCGCGGGTGAGGTTCTTCAGCGACTCAGGAGTCAGGCGGTCGTGATTGTCCGCGGGTGTGGCGTCTCCGGTAATGCGCTCGTAGTCGTCGCAGTAATAGGCAGTCATTCAAGTCTCCTTTAAAGCGAAGGGCCGAATTAAAGTCTTCGGCCCTTCGCTTTAAATCAAAGGGGTCAGCTAGCGGTGATGTTGATGACCTCGAACGCACCCGGGCGGTAGACCGCCAGCGCGAGGCGCGACTCGGCGCGCACGGTGACGAGGTTCTGCTCAAAGTCGGTGCCGTTGCTGTTGGTCATCTCGACCGTGATGCCCTGCCGGCGGAACAACTGCGCCGCCTCGCGGAAACCGCCAATGATGGCCTGTCCCTGAATGACGGCCGGCGTCACGACGACTCGGAGACCCCACAGGCTGTGTCCGGCGTTCTGCGGCTGGCCGTAGTCGGCGCCGAAGAACGAGCCGCCGAGGTACTGGCCCTGGGCGTCCTTGGCCAGACGAATAGTCTGCCAGTCGATCGGGTTGAGGATGATGGCGTCAGGCTCGACGAAGGCGTTGAACCGAATGTCGGTCATCGCGGAGAAGAACCCATCGGCCAGGGCCGCTGCGTCGGTGACCGCGCCGGTGTTGATCACCTTACGACCGACGACCGAGTTGGTCGCGTTCGCGACGGTGCCGGTGCCGACAACTCCCTTCTGGAATCCTGCGAACCGAGGCAGAAGGCCCGCGACGCCGGGGTAACCGGTGCCGGAGAGGAGCTGAACCTCTTCCTGGCGCTGCACACCGAAGATCAGCCGACCCTGAAGGAAGCTGGCGAACGCAGGCGCGTCCTGCAGCATTTCGTCAGTGATCTTGTGCAGGTTGGCAACCTTGCCGACCTGCTCCTGAACCCGTGCGACGGTGTCGGTCGAGTAGGGCTTAGTGGTTCCTTCGCCGACGGCCGCCGCGTTGTTGGTCCACGCGGTTTCCTTGACGTAGGAGATGATCGGCGCGTCGGTCGAGCCGGCGGCGAACAGGTCCGCCAAGGTCAGCGGGTAAAACCGCTGCTCGACGATGCCCGGCAGGAAGTTCGGCAGGATCGTCGGGCCGGCGTTGCCACCGAGGAAGTAGTTAGAGCCGATGGCCGCGCCGGCTGTGGTGCCGGTCGCGTTCTCGCCGAGCATGCTCGTGGCGCCCTGCGCCTTGGCGCCAATGTTGGCGTTGAAAGAGAACCGGCTACCGGTCTTGGCGGCCTTGACGGCTGCCTCATAGGCACCATCCGCGATGACAGCCTCACCGATGTTGCGCGGCTGGAAAGCCTTGGTCTCGGGGGCGTCCTCTTCGGCCACGTCGGCGCCGGTCATCAGCGCGCGGCCGCGGGAAAGGTTCTTGAGCTCGGTACCAATACGGGTCGACTCGGTCTCAATCTTGTCGAGGCGCTCCGACTTCTGCGCAGCGGTGAGTTCGGTGTCGGCCAGGGTCGACTTGACTTCGGCCTCGATCGCCTTTGCGGCGTTCTTCAGCTCGATTTCATTCATGGGTTTTGGTCCTTAGAAAAGGTCTGGTTAGAGCGCGTAGCTCTGGCTCTGTAAAGTGATTTGCAGCGCCCGTGCCCTGAGCTCGACCTCATCGGCGGACTTCGTCTCGGCGGCGGCCAATTCGGCGGCGGCTTTGGCGTCATCGGCGGACTTTGTGTCAGCGTCGGTCGCGGATTTCTCGGTTGATTCCCCTTTTTCAGGGACTACCGAGGTGATAATGGAGACGTCAGTGACCTCGTCGCCTAGGGTGGCGGTGGTTCCGTCGTCTGTGAATGTGCGGGAATACGTGTCGCCCCGAAGCTCATAAACGACGGTCCCTGACGTGGTGTCGGTCAGGAACGTCGCGCGAATCCAGGGGTAACTGTCCGGATATCGTTCGCAGAGTTCGTCGTCGAGGCGCTCTTTCAGATCTTCGAAGCTCCCGGAGAGGCCCTTAGTAACGATCAGGGTTTCCTGGTCCTTCTTGTCCACGTTCAGCGCCTTGCTGGACAACACGATGGCGTCGGGGTTGGCCGGGATGGCGACGAACGAGCCGTTCAACAGCTCGCGCTCGATCCCGGTCGCGCTCTTTTTGTTCTTGTGCGTCAGGAATGCCACCGACGTCGTGCGGATGTGGCCCTCGTTGACGAGAGCCCGGACCTCCTGCGCGCGGTCGATACTCGCGTAGGTGCCGCGCACCTGCAGGTCGCCGTCATCGTTGATGAACGGTTTTCCGCTGCCGACGGTCGAGGCGACGCTTAGGCCGTGGTCGGTGTCAAACGTGATGTGTTCGGGGAACGGTTCTTGCCACTCGTCGCGGCTCAGTGTTTCCCCGTCGCGGTCTTTAGTCTGTGCGGAAAGGATGACGTCGAACGCGCCCGTGGGGCTTTCCGAATCGTCATCGGCGGGCTGAATAGACGCGACCGCCTTCGTGATGATTTGATTCATTAATTGGAAACCTTTGTCTCAGCGTCGGCGAGCGCCTTGAGGATTAGCCGGGCCTCGGCGATGTCTGAGCCGTCTAGCGCGGCGATCATGTCCGACTTGATTTGGGCGAAGTCCTGGCCGCGGCCTAGTCGGCCCATGATCGAGCGGTAGTGCTTACTCGACGTGTCGGGCTCGGTGCCGTCGTCCTTCGTGGGCTCTAGGCCGGGCTTGTCGTCAGCGTTGTCGGCGTTCGCCTCGGTGGCCGGCGCGGACGGGGCAACCGGCGTCGGTGGCTTCTGTCCGAGCGGAGCCATTGCGGAGTTGGCGTAGAGCTTGTTCGCTACACCGCCAACCTGGTCGAAGCCGAACCACGGGCGAAGTTCGTCGGGCTTGGCGATGCCGTTGGTGACCATCTGGACGGCCGTGGTGGCGCGGGTTTCGATGTCCCCGCGGAGAACCTCGTCAACGGCGAAGACGGCTTCCTTTGTGGACGCCGTGCGGCCAAACTCGGGGCGTAGGTGGGTTTCGAGAATTGATTCGAGTTCCTCGATGCGCGGCGCCATAGTGTCGCGGTACATGCTGCGCATCTGCTCAGTGATGTTCGAGTAGGTCGCTGCATCGAGGATGTGCACGACAGGCGGCGGAACGTCATAGACAGCGCAGACTTCGCCGCGGTTGAGCTTGCGCGATTCGATATAGGACATCTCTTCGGCGGTGAGCTGCATTGCCTTGGCCGTGACGCCGTCTTCGAGGACTAAGGCCTTGCCGACGTTTCCCGATCCACCGTGCGAGGCCGTGAAACTGTCTGCGAGTCGCTCGCGGCCGGGCTTGCTCAGTGCTTTTTCGCTCTCCAGAACCATCGACGGACGGCCCATGTTCTGCCAGAACGCGGCCATGGCGCGGCGAGCGCTGTCCTCGTTCATCAGTGTCGAGCGAAGCGGCTCAAGGCGCGACCAGCCACGCATGAGGCCGTCGGGGTTGTAGCGCTGGAATGGGATAACGTCGTCGGCCTTGGCCTCAACCAGGCCGGCAGAAGCTACGCCAGTCGTGAAGATGTAGAGCAAGTCGCCGGGCTTGGCGCCAGGCCATTCCGAGCCGTCGTGCGACCGTTTGATCTGGGTCCGCGACGGGTGCATCGGGAGGAGCTGAATCACGCGGCCGGAGTAATCGCGCTGCTTGAGGACGAACGCCTCGCCGTAGATCTCATATGTGCTGACAACCCAGCGCCAGAACGCATAGCGGTTCATCTCGGAGTTCGGCTGCGCTAGGAGCTTGGCGTAGGCCGACGTCGTGTCCACCGTGCGCTCGTTGCCGGCTGAGTCGTAGACGTAGAGCGGTAGGCGGGCTACGGCGTTTGCGATCTTGTCGACAACCGTCGCCACCCAGGGCTGCGCCTTGTATAGGTGCGAATAGGTGGCGAAAGAACGCTCAAGAAACAGTCCGTCCTTCGGGTAGAAATATGCAGTCGCGGTTAACGGCGTAGTCTCGGCTAGCGCCTGTGGCGCGATGCCTATAGCTTGACCATTACGGAGGAGCACGCGTTACTCCTCTTCGGTTCTGGCCACCCGCTGTAGGTAGGCAACATTGGCGCGTTCGATGTAGAGCTGTCCGTCTGCGGGAACGGAACCGTTGGTTTGGACTAGCCGTACATCGGCGAAGTGGAAAGTTCGGTCATCGGCGTCGATTAGCATTCCCGAGAACATCGGGCCGGCCTTGAGGGTGACGACGAACCGCTCTTTGATCTCTAGCCGGAGCAGACGATCTCTCTTGCGGAACATCGTCACTTCCTCACCCGAGGATTAGTACTTCCTCGGTGTCGTAAATGCTGGAATGGTCTTCGTGACCGCGCTCGTACCACGCTTTAACCGCCATGATCGCGGCTGGTACGGCGTCAATTCGCTTGCTTTGCGTCTGCCGGTTGGGCTTGTCCGGCCGGATAATGTCCGGGTCGTAGGGCGCGGTGCGCGCTTCCACGGCGTCAAAGCACCAACGGGCCACGGGATTACCGTGGTGGCGGAACTTCTCCTGCTTGACTAGGTCCATAATCGTCCGCATTCCGGGCGACATATGGGTGTAGTCGTTCTTGTAGGAATAGATCTCTTCGATATCCGTGCGCCGGCTTATCTCTTGGATTACCGGGTCGGACGACCACTGGTCGCAGTCGCCGCCGAGGATGTTGAAAGCGGCGGCGTCGGCCTCGATATCGGCGTAGACAGTTTGGAAGTCGAGGACGTCCCCATCAGTGACGGTGAGCCACCCAGCGGCGGCCCAGCGGCTCATTTGACCGCCGGTCTTGGCGTCCAGATTCCTGACGGCGGCTTCAGGCATCCAGAAACGCCAGAGAAGGTCTAGCCCATCGTCCTCGTCTGGGAAGGCGAGGCACCAGGCAGACAGGTCCTGTCGAGCGGCGAGGTCGAAGCCTAGCCACGCATCGCGGCCTGTCATTGCGTCGCGGCCTGCTTGGGGCGTTGTCCAGACCCCATAGTCACCTAGACGATCCGATACGTTGGCGTCATAGATATGCATGGGCATCCAACGGTGGGTCTGCGAGACCCACTGGTTTAGCTTGAATTGGCGGAAGCCGTTTTCCTGCGTCGGGTCGTTCTTCGCTTCCATTGCCTGCCGGCGCATTCCCTCGCGGGATAGGAAGTCGTCGAGTGCGGGGTTAGCGAACGTCCAGTTCTTCTCGTCCCACGGGTCAGCCTCGCGGGGGGTGTTGCGCATGTAGACGAAGATGTGCGGGGTTCGCTTCGGGTCGTCCGCGATGCGCTGCATTTCTGCGTGCTGCGTGCCGGCGAATCCTTCGCTGTCGTTGCCCGCGGTGGTGGCGGCAATGAGCATCGGTTGCTTGCGCGCGCCTGAGCCCATGCCGGTACGCATGGCTTCCCACATAGAGCCATCGCGCCATGCGAGGATCTCGTCAGCGGCGACGCCCGACGGGTTCGAGCCGAGGGCGCCGGCGCCGTCGGATGCGATGACTTGGTAGAAGCTGTGCGTCTTCTCATCGAAGATGCGTTTGATGTGGGGCGTGATCTTGAGGCGTTTAGCCAGCACGGGCGAGAGCCGCACCATTTGCGCGGCCACATCGAAGCACAGGCTGGCCTGTTCCTTGTCGCGAGCGATGCCGAATAGCTCGGCGGACTGCTCTCCGTCGCCGACGAGTAGGTAAAGCATGAGGGCGGCGAGGAGTTCGGTCTTGCCATTCTTACGGGCGATCTCGATCCACGCGATTTCATACCGGCGCGAGTAGGAGCCGTGCTCGTCGTTCCACTTGACGTGACCGAAGAGGGGCTCAACTATATCTTCCCGCTGCCAAGGCGCGAGGATGAACGGCTTACGGGCGTATCGGCCTTTTGTGTGCACGCAGATCTCTTCAATGAACGAGACTGCGTGCTGTGCGCGAGGTATGCAGTAATGGTCGCCGGATTGCTCGCAAACGACGCCATCTAGCTCGTAATTGCAGATCGGCGGCATCTAAATACCGCCTTTCTACTCATCCAAGCAAGCGGTTGGCGTCCTTTTTTCCGCCGTTGTCATTACCTTCGGGCGCCACAATGTGCGAACGGTCGGCCGGCGTAAGGCCAAAACGGCTACCGACGGACGTCATAATCGAGGCCGCGTCGCGCATGATTTGCCAATGCGGGTTCTTCACCACACCGCCGGCAGAACCGCGGGCGGTGTATCCCTCTTCGTCTAGGAGATCCCGGCACTCGCGATAGGTGGCCACGGCGTCGCAGTAGACAGCGAACTGGTCGATATCCCAAGGTGTAAGCACCTTTTTGGCGATCAGGTCGGGCGCGAGGCGGCGCCACACCGCGGCGGCTGGGCGGCGAAGGCGGTAGGGCGGTTTTACCTCGCCCGCGTCCGGCTTCGGCTCGGCGCGGTTGATTCTGTCGTCGCGGTCACCGTGAAGAATGCGGAGTTCAGTCGGTTTGCCTTTCGGGCCGCGCTCACCCATAGTGTCGAGTGCCCCGTTTCTTGCGCGCCCGCTGTCGCTGACTCTCCGAGTCTCTTTCTTCCGCCATCGAATGCCAACGTCGTGCGATATGGCTTGGCGGACCTGAAAGACGCGTCGCACCGATGACGAACTGCCCCTTGAAGTTTTTTCCCTCGCTGTTTACTGCTAGAGAGCGATCAAACAGACCCCGGGAGTACACTTCGTCTAGGGTCATAATCCCGTCGTCAGCTTCAGCCGCTACGTTCTGCGATATCCAGAGGAGCTCGTCAACCATGTCGTATTCGTCGTCAGGCTCGGGGTCCCAAGGCATTGACACTCTCCGTAATTGTGATATTGCTGAAAGTTGGTATTTACCGGTTCACGATTTTGCGAAAACCTGTCAACGCAACAGCCCTCCGAACTAGGCGGTAGCCGACCCACTTCGGAGCGTGATTTTCCACCACCCCACCCGAACGGTTTGTTGCTCGGTCACGAGCTGGCCGACGGATGGCCGGCACCCCGGGTTGTGGTGGTGACCGGTCGGGGTACCTACCGGAACCGGTGGCCGGGCTGAGCCTCGGCTGTGTGGGTGTCGTGGCATGGCTTGCACAGGGCGCGGCCGTGCGCCGGGTCGTCAGGGTCGAAGCCTTGATCGACTAGCTGTCGTCTTGATAGTGGATAGTGGTCTGCCACCGTGCTAGGTGCACCACACAGCACACAGTAGGGCTCGTCACGCAGCACAGCAGCACGGAAGCGTGTGCGGTGCATGTAGCCATAGCCACGTTGTGTACTGCTACCACGCTTGGTGTCTGTGTGCCGCTGTGCTGTGGCCTTGTGCTCGATGCACCTACTAGTGCCCTGCACAGCAGGCCTACCACAGCCGGCCTTGGTGCACGGCCTCGTCTTGGTTGCCAATGGCTTAGTAGTCTGGGAACACAATGGCTGTTAGGTACATGACGCTAGGCACAGCAGACGTAGTGAACGTCGTGTTGTTCAGATCAAACCCAGACTTCATGGTCACAGTTGTCGCGCCGTTGATCGTGGGGCTAGCGTTCATGGGGAACGGTACTTCCCACGTGTTGCCGGGTAGCACATAGCACGTTTCCAGTGGCGTACCTCCGACCAACGTCTGCCAGTGCATACCGTTGTTCAGCACACTCCCGCCAAACTTTCCGGACACTACAACGTGGTAGGGATATCCGGGGTCGGGTATCGCAATGGTGAACGGTGTCACGTTGCTATACGGTGCAGATCCACCGCCTGCGACGTTGTGGGTCGTGCCCAATGAGTTGGTACCGAAATACCATTTGGGTGTAACGCCGTGCCAGATTTTCCCGTCAAACATTCGGAGGCCGGCGACTTGCGACGTAACCGCATCCATAGTCATTTCGCCGGGGTAGCTACCCGGATCGGTGAGTACATCCCCGGGCAGGAGCGGCCGGATACCGTTGCCTAGACCCGAGCTCTTGCGCATGTCGGTAATCTGCGCGGCCGAGATATTGTTCGTGCTGCCGTTGCTGGCGAAGCTCGGACGAAGTACCTTGCAGATCGGAATAGCGCCGGTCGGAATAGACGGGACAGTAGGCGTCGGCGAAGCGGTTCCCTCAACGACGTTGATCTGCCCGCCCTGTGTGCCCGTGTCGCCGAGCGCGGCGTCTACTAGCTGAACGTAGGCGACGTCGTATCGAGAGTTCGTGGTGGGGTTGGGGTCGAACTGAATCGACGTTGCCGAGTTGAAGTTAACCAAATACGGACCACCGCTGGCGCCCGAACGGACGACAATGCAGTTACCCGAGTTGAAGTGTACGAACGCGTCTGCTGTGGCCGTTGCGGTGGCAATCAGGTCGAGGTACGGGCCGTAGGTGTTCGA